GATTGTTTAGAACAAAAAAGAAAAGTAGAACGTGATGGTAATCCAAGTGTTACTTCATGGAGTTGTAAAGAAGTAAAAGCCATTGTAGAAACAGATAAGCATGGCATTAAAAGAATCAAAGAAGTCAAAGAATAACTGTATATTTAAACTCTGGATTGGTATATGTTGTTTGTTAAAACAATGTAAATGTAAAGATGAATTTAAGTAAAAGTTTCACATTAAATGAGTTAACTAAATCACAAGAAGCTACAAGGCTTGGGATAGAGAACACTCCAAATGAAGAACATATAGAGAATTTAAAAATACTTTGTGAAAAAATATTACAACCTTTAAGAGATTATTATGGTATGCCAGTGTCCGTTAGTTCTGGATACAGATCCGCTGCACTTTGTGAAGCAGTAGGTTCATCTAGCAAAAGTCAACATACCAAAGGACAAGCAGCAGACTTTGAAATATTTGGTATAGCTAATAAAGACGTTGCAGATTTTATAGTACAAAATCTTGACTATGATCAATGTATACTTGAATTCTGGAATGAAAATGAACCTAACTCTGGATGGGTACATTGCAGTTATAATCCTTTAGGAAATAGAAAACAATTCTTGAAAGCTGAGAAACTTAATGGTAGAGTTGTTTATACTGTATTAAATTAATATGCCAATAGGACGATCTCAAATACCTCAACAAATAGACGGAAAACTTAGAGGAGCTAAACCTTCTAGGGCTATGAGGAAAAATAGCAAAAAGAAAAAGAAATCTATTCGCTAAAATCCTACGTTCTAGACTGTTTAAGCCAAGAGTGGTACAATCCAAAAAGTTATATAATCGTAAAAAATACCATAAGGAGCTACATAATGGCTAACGATAAAGAAACAGAAATTCAAAAGATGAAAAGGCTTGGTACTAAAGAGTACATTAGACAACTTAATGAAGCCAAGTCTAAAATAAAACAAGAAAAAGATTTTAATAAAACAGGACAATATTCTTTTAAATTAGATCCTCCAGGACTTAAAGAAGGCGGTCTTTTAGGACAATATCCAGTACAAGTTAAAAAAGTTCCATTCAAAGGAGTGTTTTAATGGCAACTTCTGGAACAGTAGATTTTAATCCACAGATAGAAGAAATTATTGAAGAAGCATATCAGCGATGTGGAGTTGCAAATAACGCTGGATATGATCTTAGACGAGCTAGAAGAAATTTAAATGTAATATTTGCTGAATGGGCAAATAGAGGAATTCACTTATGGAAAGTAGAATTAAAAAATCAACTTTTAACTGCAGGACAAATTACTTATACAACTCCTAATGATTGTAGTGATGTACTAGAAGCTTACATTTCTACTTCATTATCTGTAAATTCTAATACACAAGATTTATCTTTAACAAAAGTAGATCGATCTGCTTATGCAGCACTTCCTAATAAAGGAAATACAGGACAACCTTCTCAATATTATGTAGATAGACAAACAACTCCAATTATCTATTTATATCAAGCACCTGATACAGTTACTTATACTTATTTAAAATATTATTACATACAAAGAATAGAAGACGCTGGAGCTTATTCAAATACTTCAGATGTTGTGTTTAGATTTTATCCGTGTTTAATTTCTGGATTAGCTTATTATCTATCTTTCTTAAAAGCACCGGATAGAACTGAACAATTAAAATTAGTATATGAAGATGAATTACTAAGAGCATTAGATGAAGACGGTCAAAGAACTTCATTGTACATTGCTCCACAAACTTACTTTGGAGATGGTGTATAATGCCTTACGCAAAAGGAAAAAGATCTTTATCTATATCTGATCGTTCTGGACAAGCATTTCCTTATACGGAAATGGTCACAGAGTGGCAGGGATCGCTTGTTCATGTATCTGAATATGAGCCTAAACATCCTCAAATACAAAGAAAAAGAGTTGTTGCCGATGCAATAGCTTTACAAAATACACGATCACAAGATTTTAATATTATTTCAGGTGGTGAAATGTTTACTACAATAAGCTTAACTTTACCCGGACAATTTGGATTTAACTCTACTGGTATGATGCCAGATAATGGTGCTGCTCAAAATAGAGCAAGACAATTAGGAGCAATAACAGGTCAATTAAACGTTGTAATATCATAATGTCTATATCTTATTCAAATTTTTTAACACAAATACGAAACTACACAGAAGTAGATAGTCAAGTTTTAACAGATAGCATTATTTCTGAATTTCTTAGAAATGTAGAATTAGATGTTGCTGGAAAAGTAGATTATGATGATTTAAGAAAGTATGCAGATTCTGTTTTTACTGCAAATAATAAATACCTTACTTTACCTGCTGATTGCTTAATTACTAGACAAGTATTAGTAGCTACAACAGCTGGAGGAAGTCTTTCTTCTGGTTCAGTAGAATATATAGAATTAAGAGATCAATCTTTTATTAGAGAATATAATTCTTCAGGATCAACTGGTCTTCCTAAATTTTATGGTAATTGGGACGATTTTACTTTAATCGTTGCTCCAACACCAAATGTGGCATATCCAGTTCAATTAGAATATATTAAAGAACCACCACATTTTAGTTCTACAACAAGTACTTATTTGTCAACATACCAAGAAAACGTTTTATTATATGGAACTCTTGTAGAAGCTTTTTCTTACTTAAAAGGACCAATGGATATGTACAACCTATATAAAACAAAGTATGATACTACTGTACAATCCTTTGCTCTTCAACAAATGGGAAGAAGACGTAGAGAAGAGTATGCCGATGGAGTTCCAAGAATTAAAATTGATTCTCCATCACCATAAATTAATTTAAGGAGAATAAAATGGCTATTACAACTAATGCTATCTGTAATTCTTTTAAAAAAGAATTATTACAAGCAACACATAATTTCGGTACTACTTCAGCAACTGGAAATAAGTTTAAATTAGCAATGTATACTACTAACGCAACTATTGGTGCATCAACAACTTCATTCACTACAGGTGGACAAGTTACATCACCAGCTGGTTATACGTCAGGTGGTAAAGCACTTGTTAACTCAGGTACATCGCTAGCTTCTGCCGTAGCGATAACTAATTTTAGTAATTTATCATTTACTAACGTTACATTAACTGCAAGAGGAGCTTTAATATATAATACTTCAGCTTCTAACAAAGCAGTTTGTGTACTGGATTTTGGTGGCAATAAAACTGCAACTGCTGGAACATTTACAATTCAGTTCCCAGCATTTACAACTTCTGCTGCTATTTTAAGAATCGGTAACGCTTAATTCATAGGAGGCCACGGTGGCAGATATTACAGTTACAGTATCGTCACCTGGCCTTGTCGCTTATGGCGACAATACCTTTGGTACTCCAACATGGGGAGGAGAAGGTTTTTCACTTCCAGTATATCAAAATTTATCAGGCGTAGAATTTGTATTTAATTCTGGATGGGGTTCTAATGAGTGGGGTGAATTCACTTGGGGTATTGTCGGTGACGTTGCTGTAGTAACTGGCTCTCAATTAAATGTTGTAAATAATTTAAGTTCTGTAACTGTAACAGGAAATGCTAATCAAGACATTTCTGGTCAACAATTAAATACTAATATTAATGGCGTAACTATTACTGGAACAGCTAATCTAGATGTTACTGGTTCAAGAATTAATGTTGAAATTGGAAATGAAAATGCAACTGCAGATGTTTCAGTTTCTGTAACTACTGCTGGAAGATTAGATTTAAGTGAAGGAAGTGTAACTGCTGAAGGTGAAGTTAGAGAAGGTTGGGGAGTTTATCAGTGGGGAGCAGTTCCTTGGGGTGGAGAACAAGATCCAGAAGTTAATGTAGTAGGATCTGCTTTAGAAGCACTTACTCATCCGGTAGATATTCAAATTGATGGAAATATATCAGTTAATGTCGATGAAGATGATGATATTACTATAGCTGTAGGAAGTCCTTCAATAAGAACTGATGTAGCATTTAATGTAACTGGTTCTAGGTTAAATGTAACTGAAGGATTAAATACTGTTTTAATTATTATTAATGTTAACGTACCGGTTACAGGAAGTCAGGTTAATGTAGAATTAGGTCAAGTAGAGGCTTTCCAAGAAACAGTAGTTCCTGTTACAGGTTCACGAGTAAATGTTTTAATAGGTAATGAATCCACTTCTGCAGATGCTAATGTTTCTGTCACAGGATCTCAATTAAACGGAAGTGTAGGGCAAATAACGTATGCTGCTGGATATAATGTTACTGGAAGTCAAGTTAATTTAAGCACTGGAACAGTTACTTTTGTAATAACTGGAAGTACTACAGTGACAGGCTCTAGGTTGAATGTACGTCAAGGATCTGTTAATATTCAAGGGTGGTCAGAAGTACAAACAGGAGCTAATAATACTTGGACTCCGGTTGACATAGCGGCATGATCATAGTATTTTTATAACATATTTTAGGAGTATAAATGGCATCAAGTTATTCTACAGATCTTAAACTAGAACTCATGGTCACAGGCGAAAACGCCGGTACATGGGGAGATAAAACAAATTCAAATTTAAACCTTATTCAACAAGCTATTGCTGGTTACGAAACTATTAGCGTTGGAGCATCTGATGTTACATTAGTAATGTCTAACGCAACACTTTCTAATGCAAGAAATATGATCCTTAATTTATCAGGATCACTTACTGGAGCTAGACAAGTATTAGTACCAGATGGAATAGAAAAATTTTATATCGTAAGAGACCAAACGACTAGAAATGGTAATTCATTAACAATTAAAACTGTATCAGGATCTGGTTTTGCAATTGAAACTTCTGGTCAATTAGTTGCTTGTTATTCAGACGGAACAAACGTTGTAGAGATATCCTTAAATACTTTAACAGGAACAATCGCTACTGCACAAATAGATAATTTAGCAATAACAGATGCTAAACTTGCATCATTCGCAGTAACTTCTGCTAGAGTTGCATCATTTGCAGTTACTACTAATAAACTTGCAACAAACGCAGTCACAGCCGTTAAAATTACACAATCTACAATTACGCAATCAAAACTTGCAGCTAACTCTGTTGGAGCAAATCAGTTAATTTCAACAGGTGTGACTGCAGCAACTTATACAGCTGCTACTATCACAGTTGATGCTGATGGTCGTATTACTTCTGCATCTTCTGGAGCAGCAGCTACAAGAACTGGTTTTGAATTAAAACAAGTAACAGGTGGACCTGCTAGTGGTACATACACAGCTAATGCTAATGCATTAAGAATTGTTGCTTACATGTCGGGAGGTGGAGGAGGAGGAAATGGTAATAATAATGGAGGAGGAAGAGGAGGAACAGGTATTTACTATAAAACAATAACTCAACCTTTTTCACAACCATATTCTATAGGAGCCACAGGAACTGGAAATCCAGGATCTTCAAATGCTGGTGGATCTACAACCATAGCAAATGTCGGAACAGTTAATGGAGGAAATGGAGGTACTAATTCTGGTAATGATGGCAGTCCCGGAACAGCGCCTGGAGCAAGTTTTGATATTGTAAATTCTGATATAAGAGTTGCATATGTAGGAAATGCTGCTCCTGGTGGTAGTGTATGGACAGGTGGAGCTGGTATCATACAAATTTGGGAAAACATAAATACTTAAAATTATGGCTTATTACATTTTATTTAATAATATTGGACAAGTTTATAAAATATCTGATTCAGAAGAAGAGAAAAATATTTTATCACAAAATTTAGCTGCAGTTGATGTAGTAACTACAACGGAATCTATATTTAATGGTTTAAAATTTGAAACTATTGTTGCAGAATATGTAAATAATAATGTAGTAACAACTACTATGACACCTGGAATAAAAACATCTGAAGCGTTTTTTCAAATATTAAAGGCTCAAAAAAATTCAGTGAACGATTTTTTAACAAACAATCCTTCTAATCCTTTATTTAATAAATGGAATTCTTATTTATCTATTTTAAATACTATTAGTTCAGATGGTGTTAGTTTTCCTTTAAATGAAAATTTATCTTCCTTCATAACTAATAAAGGAAATACAGTTCCTTCCATACTTCAAATACCATAAAAATACTTTACTTTTAAAACTATTTGTGTATAAATACATAAATAATGTTTAAAGAAATACTAGAAGAATTTTGTGATACACCTATAATTATTGAAAAAATAATAGAATTTTCTGCACCACAAATTTATTTAGATCTTAATGATAAAGAAACACATCCAATTCCTGCTAAATTAAATTTACCAGAATGGTATAAAAAATTAGAACATACTCCTCCAAACAGAACCGTAAAAGGTTGTATGCCTTTTTTAGACACACTTACTTCTGGATATATATTGAAAATGCCAATTGATCTTTACATTGAGCATAATGTAGAAAAAGTTAATTCTAATGAAAAAGATACCTCACAGTTTGCTAACACTTTTGATTGTGCTCCTTATTACCAAAACAGCTTTATAAATATTAATTATAAGGGTGAATTTCATGGACCTAATCAATTAGAGGGGTCTCCATTAATTGAAAAAAATAATTCTTTGGCAATTCATAAAATTTTGAATCCTTGGAAAATAAAAACTCCTAAAGGGTATTCCTGTATATTCTTACCACCTCTAAATAATACGGATGATAGGTTTTCAATTATTCCAGGTGTTGTTGATACAGATGTTTTTGAACAAGAGATAAATTTTCCTATTGTTATTAACGGAGATAAATATCCAACACTAAAAACAACAATTCAAAAAGGACTTCCATATGTACAAATTATTCCTTTTAAAAGAGATTCTTGGAAAATGAAAATTAAACCCCACGAAATAAAAGATAAAATTAAAAATACATTGAGGTATAATTTAAATTTTTTTAGAAATTATCAAAATAACTTTTGGAATAAAAAATCATGGAAATAAATAATTTTATAAAAATATATGATGATTTATTAACTGCCCCTACGTTGGATAGTCTATTAAAATATTCAAAAAATAAAGCTGTTTATACTCAAGGAGAAGTGGTGGAAGAAGAGGGTGTTAATTTAAATACTAGTATACGAAAAACACAAGTACATGGTTTAAATAATAATAGTTTAAGTTTGTCTAATGTACATTGGGGAAATTTACTTTCAACTTTCTTTTTTAGAATAGTAAATGACTATACTAGATTTTATGATTGTCCTATAAAAGGAATAATAGATATTTCTATTTTAAAATATGAAGATTGTGGTTTTTATGATTGGCACACCGATCATTGTTCTGCCATACCTAGGACCTTAAGTTTAATTTTAATGATTAATGATGATTATGAAGGTGGAAATCTTTGTTTTAAACATCCGGATAATACAAATGAACATATAATAAAACCAAAAGCAAACAGACTAATAGTGTGGCCCAGTAACTTTATTTATCCACATACAGTTAAACCAGTGACGAAAGGAACAAGGTATTCAGTTGTAGCATGGGCACTTTAAAAAAAGATTTTAACTATAAAATTGTTAAAAATTTTTTAACAACAGAAGAAATTAAATTAATTAAAGAATACTGTATTATTAAACATAGAAATAATTTAACTAATTTTGATTTTGGAAATATAAAAAAAGAGGGTAATAATAATCAAGTTGTTAAAAATGGAGATACTTTTTTTAATTATGACCCTTTAACAGAATCTTTATTAGTACAAAAATTTGATTTAATGCAAAAAGAAACAGGTTTAAAATTATTTCCAACATATTCTTTTTGGAGGATGTACACTTATGATGCTAATTTAATTAAACACTATGATAGACCTTCTTGTGAAGTAAGTGTTACGATTCAAGTGGGGTCGGATGGAACTAAGTGGCCTATTTATATAGATGGAAATAAAATAGAATTAGAAAATGGAGATGCTGCTATATATTTAGGATGTGAACTAGAACATTGGAGAGATAATTTTGAAGGAGATTGGCATGCACAAATTTTTATGCATTATATTGATGTGGAGGGGCCTTACTATGAATTTAGAGGGGATAAGAGAAGATTTTTGGGAGAAATTAAATAATGAATTTTAAACAATATGAAGATGGCTCTTGTGATATAGAATTTTCAAAAGAAGAGATTAAAATAATTAACGATAAAAATAAACTTCATTTAAATGACGTAATGTTGAGACATTTTGGAAATAAATTAGTTGAGATAGTTGCTGATTGGAATAGTAAATTTAAAAAAGAAACAGCTGAAATATTAACTTATCCAAATACAAAAATAAAAGGTGAGTAATATATTATCACTACATTTTTCTCATGATGGTTGTGCAACCTATGTAAGAGATAATAAAATAATTTTTCACACTCAATTAGATAGGTATAATAGATATAAGCACTCTCCATTACCCTCAAAAAAAATAACTGATATATTATTAAATTTAGAATTTGATAAATTGTTAATAACTCAAATACCAGAAAGGTCTACCGATGAATGGTTTGGTTTATGGAGTAATAGTTATGCTTGGTTAAATAAATTAAAAAAAGTAAAAATTATTAATTTTGAATTAAAAGAACATCATTTGTTTCATGCTTTTTGTGCATTAACTTGGAAAAAAAATATTGAAAATATTTTAATTTGTGATGGTAGAGGGATTATTAAAAATAATATCTTAGAATCTGAATCTATTTACAAATTTAAAAATAATAATCTTTACCACAATTTAACCGAAAATAATAATATAGGTCACAAATATCAATTGATATCTGAGAATTTTTTTAAAATGGGATATCAAGAGGGGAAATTGTTAGCCTTATCCTTACACGATCCTTTAGCAAAAAAAACTCAAAACGAGTTAGAACAAAACATGTTAAGCTTTATAAAAAACAATGATTTAAAAAAAGATATTATATTTACTGGAGGAGTTGCTCAGAATGTTAAATTTAATAGTTTATTATTAGATTGTTTTGATAATGTTTTTTGTGATCCTTTTAACGGTGATTTTGGTATAAGCTTGGGTTCTGCTAATTATGTATTAGAAAATAAATTAACAATAAAAAATACTTATTTGGGAATACCCCAAAAATTAAACCTTGAAAATTTTTATAATTATAAAATAGTAAATACATCCTATGAAGAAGTTTCTAAAATATTACTAGATGAACCCGTTGCTATATTTCAATCAAGAAGTGAACAAGGACAAAGAGGATTAGGTAACAGGTCTTTACTAATGAGTCCTTTGCATCAAGAAGCCCAAGAGAAATTAAATAATATTAAAAAAAGAGAATGGTATAGACCTTTTGCATGTTCTATTCTTCAAGAAGAAGTAAAAAATTGGTTTAATATGAAAAATAAAGAAGAATCTCCATATATGATGTACTTGTTTAAACTTTTAGATAATAAAATAAACATATTAAAATCTGGCATAGCAATAGACAATACTTCTAGAATTCAAACTGTTAAAAAAACAGATAATGAACATTTTTATAATTTATTAAAATCTTTTAATAAATTAACTAATATACCAATTTTAATTAATACTAGTTTAAATTTACCAGGGGAAGTATTAGTTGAAACCTTAGATGATTTATTATATTTTATAAACAATAGTAAATTAAAATATATATATCTACCAGAAATACAAAAAGTAATAATAAAAAATGTACATTGAAAATAAAAATTTCTTAACACAAGAAGAAAAAAATGTATTAGGAATAATGTTGGAAGAAAATTTTCCTTTTTATTGGCATAAAGAACAAATAGTAAATGACAATAGACCTTTTTTAGGTCATACGCTTTGGGATAGAAATTCTAACCTACCCTGTTCAAATTTTTGTGATTTCATTGAAAATATTGTAAAAAAATTTTGTATAAAAAACAATATAGAATTTAAAAAAATACTTAGAGGAAGTGTTAATTTATCTTTTCCTTTAAATGAAAAAAATTGTAGCCCTGCCTCAATTCATCAAGATTATCCTTTTGATCATAAGCAAATGCTTATATACTTAAACGATTCAGATGGCGATACTATTATTTTTAATAAAGAAGGAAAAGAAATAGTAAAAAAAATTACACCGGAAAAATTTAAAATAATATGTTTTGATAATGTTCCGCATATAGGAAAAGGCCCTATTGAAAGCAATAGAAGAGTAGTAATTGTTATATGTTTTAATTAATATGAATTTAGAAATCATACCTATATTTCCCACTCCTATTTATAAAACAAATTTAAATAGAGCATTTTCAAAAGAAGAGTTACTTTTTGTTGATGAAATAAAAAAAGAAACTCATAGAAATCATGGTAATTTAAATTCTTTAAATACCTATGTGTTAAATAATTTAATTTTTAAACAATTAAAAGATGAATTAAACTTTCATATTAATAATTATTTTAATACTTTAATAAATCCAAAATATGATCCACAGTTGTACATAACTCAATCTTGGTTAAATTATACAAAAGAAAAAGAATTTCATCATATCCACTCGCATCATAATTCTATTGTTTCAGGTGTTCTCTACATTAATGCAGATAAAAACAACGATGAAATTGTTTTTTTAAAAAAAAATTTTAGTGAGATACATATAGAGAGAAAAAACGACAATCAATATAATGCTAATACATGTAACTTCACAGTTGAAACTGGTAATTTATTATTATTTCCATCTAGTTTAGAGCATTGGGTGTCTGCTAAAAAAGGAACTAACACTAGAATAAGTTTAGCTTTTAATACATTTATAAAAGGAAAAATAGGTGGAGAAAGTTTTTTAACAGAATTATTTTTATGAAAAAAAATAGAATTATTGTTGTAGGTGGTGGTAGCGCTGGATTAATAGCAGCGACTTATTTAAAAAAATATTGGGGAGAACATATTCAATTAACTTTAATTTACGATCATTCTAAACCAGGAATAGGAGTAGGAGAAAGTTTAACCCCTATTATTTATCAATATTTAAATTATATTGGTGTAACAAGAGATGATATAGTAAAAAATGTTCATGGGACAGTTAAATTAGGTTTAAAGTTTAAAAACTGGTTAAATGACGGTGATTATTTTTATCATAATTTTTTAGAATTTACTCCTAGTTATTATAATTATGCAGCGGGCTATGATATTATAAATAATATTTATGATAATGATTTTTCTTATGGAAATTATTATTTTGAAAATAATTTAATTCCGAAAGATCCTAATGCAACACAGTCTTTGCACTTTGATGCTGTTTTATTAAGTAAATATTTAGAAGAAAGATTTAAAAACGATTTAGAAATAATTGATGATGAAGTTGTTAAAGTTAATGTAACAAACAATAATGAAATTGATAATTTAATATTAAAAAATAAAGGAATTATAAAAGGAGATTTTTATATTGATGCTTCTGGATTTCAATCCGTATTGTTTAAAAATTTAAAAAACAATTGGGTAGATAGAAGTAAATGGCTTCCGTTAAATAAATGTATTCCGAATCCAGCTAAATATGATTTTATAGAACAACCGGTATACACAACATCTGAGGCTAGTGAACAAGGTTGGATATTACAAGTTCCTTTATCAAATAGATGGGGAGCAGGATATCTATATTGTTCTGATTTTATTACAGATGAAAAAGCATTTGAAAATTTCTCATTGTTTGTAGAAAAAACATATAATCAAAAATTAACAAACACAAGTAAAGTTTTAAGTTTTAAAAGTGGGTTTTGGGAAAATCAATGGGTAGGTAACTGTATTGCTGTTGGTCTTTCAAGTGGATTTTCGGAACCATTAGAAGCCACTAACATACATCATACAGTTATGCAGGTAATGAAATTTGCTCAATTGTATAATTTTAAATGTTATGAATTTGATAGAAGAAATTACAATAGATTAATGAAAGATACTTATGAAAATATATATTTATATTTAAGATTTTGTTACACCACAAATAGAACTGATTCTGAGTTTTGGAGATATATGACCAATAATGTTCCAGAAGAAGTAAAATATCTAGATGAAAAAATTAAAACTGATCTGCTTTCACAAGAATCTTTAAATGGAGAAGTTTTTAATTATGGTAATTTTACAAGGGTGGCTTATGGTTTAAAAAAAATAAAAGAAGAAAGTTATAAAAATTATTTAATTTATAGAAATGTTATGAATGTAGCTAAAACTGAATCAAATTATTACAAACAACAAAGGACTATTAATTTATCTATTGCTTTAAATCATAAAAAGTATATAACTACTATTATTAATAATAAATAAAGAAATGACTTTAAATCAAATTTTGTTTGCTTGTTTAAGCACGGTAATATTAATTTTTTTTGTTTATAAACATACAGGTTTTAAAGAAATTAAAGATTGTTATAGTATGTGGTTTACTAAAAAATATTGGACAAATTATAATACAGTTGAATTTATTAGTTGGATTGCAAAAGCTATTATAATTATTCCTGGGTTAATATTTAAAATATCACTATGGTGGTTATTTTTTTTAACACTATTAACTAGTTTGACTTTAATATGGGCATCAAATAAAAAATTATTACCTACACTAGTTGGTTTTAATACATTATGGGTTTGGTTATCTTGTATGGTTTTATCTCAACATTTAATAAAATAGATACATATTTCAACTTAATCAACTATAAGGTATAATGCCTTATGCCTTTAAAGAAGATACCATTAGCCCCTGGCTTTGATAAACAAGACACTGCATCCCAAGCGGAAGGTCGTTGGATAGATGGAGACTACGTTCGCTTTCGTTATTCTAATCCTGAAAAAATAGGGGGATGGCAACAATTATTACCTGAATTATTAGTAGGTTCTGCCAGAGAACAATTTATTTGGTCAGATCTTAAAGGAAACCGTTATGCAGCCATTGGCACAAATAAGTTATTAGTTATTTATTTTGAAGGTCAATATTATGACATTACACCATTAGATACTCCATTAACAAGCTGTACTTTTACATCTACTACTGGATCTGCAACAGTTACAGTTAATAAAGCAGGACATGATTTAGAAGTTGGAGACATTATTAAACTGACCTCTGTGTCTCTTCCTGGTGGAGGGGTTACTACTTATACAACTTCTGATTTTACAACTAATTTATTTGAAGTACAAACAACACCTAGTTCTGGTACTTTCACTATTACAATGCTTACAAACGAAGCTGGAACTGGAATGACAGCTCAAGGTTCTGCAACAACTAATCCTTATTATAATTTTGGTCCATTTGGTCAAACTTATGGATATGGTTATGGTACAGCTAACTGGGGTGGATTTAGTTCAACAGTTACTCAAAATCAATTAAATGGATCTATTGATAATTCTCAAGCAACTATTACAGTTGATTCCACAACTAATTTTCCAGCGTCAGGAACAATATTAATTGATTCTGAATTAATAACTTATGTTAGTAAAAACTCTACTCAATTTTTAACATGTGTTAGAGGAACTAATGGAACAACTGCTGCTTCTCATAACGATAATACAAAAGTTTATGACGCTGCAACATTTGTAGGATGGGGACAATCTTCTTCAGTTCAAACTCCTATTCGATTAGATCCTGCATCTTGGTCGTTAGATAATTTTGGAGAAATATTAATTGCTACAATGCATAATGGTCCTACATTTATTTGGGATCCTACAAATACTGGTCTTGGAGGAAGAGCAACAATTAATACTAATATGCCTATTAAATCTGTAATGACTATTGTTTCAGACAGAGATAGACATGTAATTCATTTAGGAACGTGTACTACAATTAATAATGGTGCAACTCAAGATAAAATGTTTATTCGTTTTTCTGATCAAGAAGATTATGATGTTTATCAACCTACATCAACGAACACCGCTGGAACATTTAGACTAGATGATGGAACTAAAATTATAGGAGCTGTTAAAGCTAAAGATTATATATTAATTCTTACAGATAGTGCTGCATACACTATGCAATTTGTTGGTCCTCCTTATACTTTTACTATTAGAAAAGTAGGATCTAATTGTGGTTGTTTAGGTCAACATGCAATAGTATTTGCACAAGGTGCTGTATGGTGGATGGGCGATTCTGGCGGATTCTTTGTTTATGACGGTACGGTAACTTCTGTTCCAAGTTTGGTAGAAGATTATGTATTTACAACTACTGGATCTGAAAATCCTGGTCTTAATTATAATGCAGATGAAATAACTTATGCTTGTCATAATAGTTTATTTACAGAAGTAACTTGGTTTTATGCAGATGATTCATCTTCTAATATTAATAGATATGTAACTTATAACTATGGTGAAAAAGTTTGGACAACAGGAACTATGGCAAGAACTACTTATGCAGATGCAAGTGTTTATGATTTACCTCATGCAACTAAATATGATCCCAACATTACTCCAACATTCCCTGTAGTCAATGGCGTGTCTTCAGGAGCAACTTATTACTATGAACATGAAATTGGAGTAAATGAAGTAGATTCATTAGGAGCTAAAACTGCAATACCTGCATACATTAGATCAGGGGATTTTGATTTAGATGTAGATGGAGATGGCCAGTATTTCCTAAAACTTAATAGATTTATACCTGACTTTAAAAATTTAGAAGGTAATGTAAAGGTCACTTTATTTTTAAGAAGCTATCCTGCCGACACAACAACGGCCAAAGGACAAACAACGATTGGTCCTTTTACTATAAATTCTGATACAGATAAAATAGATACTAGAGGAAGAGCAAGATTAGCTAGTATTAAAATAGAAAATGATGCTATAGATGAGACTTGGCGTTATGGAATATTTAGAGTAGACATACAACCAGATGGAAGAAGATAATGGCTAAAATAGATTTTTACGTACCAGAACCTAAACCAGAATATAATATAGATGTTCAAAGACAAATTATACAAGCTATTGATACTTTAAAGAGTCAGTTGAATACAAGCTTTCTAGAAGAACAAGTACAAGAGACACAAAGATTTACTTGGTTTAACATGAGGTTTGGCTGCTAATGTCTTGTGAAAATATAAATACTACAACTCAACCTATTAGTATCGGCGGTAATAACGTTGATGCATTCGGAAGATTAAGAGTTTCTAATCCTTTAACTATCTTTGACAGTAAGAATATAATGTCACAGAACACTTTATTTAATGCAACTACTGCAAGTGGTGGAAGTGTTACTTATACAGCTAATAAATCTACAGTTAATTTAAATGTAACAGAAGCAGCAAGTTCTAAAACAGTAAGACAGTCTAATA